AAGACCCCGTGGTTTTTCCCCGCCGACCTCCCCCCTTTGGCCCCCCGCCCCGGTAAGCGGGGGCGGCCGTGGCTGGAAACAGGTGGGCTACACCGACCTGTTTCACCTCAATGGCGGCGTGGAGCGTTTGGTGGACAACAACGAGGACGCAAATGTAGACCCGTGGGAAGTCACCAACGGTGCGGCGGGTTACAACTCCGTTTCCCGGCATATTGTGTATGCCGGAGGATGTGCCGCTGACGGCAAGACTCCGAAGGACACACGTACGGCCTGCCAGAAGAAGGCATTGGAGAAGTATGTGAAGGACTTCCACCGCCGCTTTCCGGATGTTCGCATTGTAGGACACAATGAGTTGGCGGCGAAAGCCTGCCCCAGCTTTGACGTACAGAAATGGCTTAAAGAGATCGGTATTAACCAATAAAAAAAGAAGAAAGAAATGAAACGAATTATGTTGTTTTTGATGCTGATGCTTGGAACGGTGTCGGCAGTAATGGCCCAAGGAGTCGATGTTCCGGTTACGGATTATGACGCGATGATTGGCACGTTTGCCGGTTTTGCGGCCGGTGTGGTAGTATTGACGGAAGGCTTGAAAGGCTTGTTTCCGAATATGAAAGGCTGGGTAACCCAAATTGTCAGCTGGTGCGTCGGTATTGCGGGCGCCATGTTGCTGTGGTGGCTGGATGCCGGATTTGTGTCGGATGTCCAGTGGTATATAGCCCTGCTTTACGGTTTCGGTGCGTCCCTTGTCGCGAACGGGATCGCGGACACGGGACTGGTGCAATGGCTTATCGGCCTTATAGTCAAGAAATCGGAAAGCAAGTCATAAACGGGTATCAGAGATGGAGCTTAGTGAAATACTCAACCTGGTACTGGGCGGCGGTTTATTGGCGGCTGTCATCGGGCTTCTCACGCTGAAGGCGACTGTCCGCAAGGCGAATGCCGAGGCGGAGAAGGCGAGGGCCGAGGCCGAGACAGTCCGGATTGACAACACTGAGCAAGCCACCCGGATATTGATAGATAATATTGTTGAACCATTAAAGAAGGAATTGAATGAGACCCGAGAAGAACTGCGTGCGACCAAGAAGGAGTTTGGGTCTACCAAGCGCGAGATGGCCCGGCTTCGCAAGGCTATCGGTGATGCCGGCAATTGCAAGCATTCTGGTGATTGTCCTGTGCTTTTCCGGTTGCGCGAGCACCCGAAAGACAGTGAAGGAGACCTCCCGGACGGAGGCGAATCGGATGGCGGTGGACAGTCTGGCCAAAGAAGTCCTCCTTGTACGGACGGAGGCGGTCCCGAAGTCGGAGGTACGGCTGGCGATATCGGCTGACAGCCTGATGAGACTGCCCCCCAGAGCATCGTATAGCGGAAAGAGCGGGCAGGCGAACGTGTCGGTAAGCCGCGACGGAGACGTGATCGCCGTGCACGCGAGCTGCGACAGTCTGCAAATCCTGGTCGAGTATTATGCGGGCAGGTCCGAGACGTACAGGGAAGCCTGGGAGGAAATGGCGGATTTGTACGAGGCGGAGGTAAAACGGCGTTCGAACCCCGTTCAAATCTTCTTCTATGGTTTCGGGACTGGAATAGTGATATGCGTTTTAGCGGTAATATTAATTCAAAAACAAAAGAAAGATGGCGGATAAGAATTTCATGTACGGCATCGGTGCCGTGAAATATAAGGATTTTGTCGTGGGCTATATCGAGAAAGGCTCCTTTGACCTGGGCGGCCAGAAACCTGAGGCGGCGAAAATCGAGGCGGAACAGGTGCCCGGTGCCCCGGTGCTGGTCATAGCCCAGTCGAACGGCAGCATAGCGCCGACGTTCAATGTGATCCAGATGGACTTTGATAACCTGCACAAACTGCTTGGCGGCAGCCTGCATTATAAGAAAGAAGATTCGGAAAAGAAAACTCCGATCGGCTGGACGGCCCCCTCGACCGCGATGGTGATGCAGGGCCCCTGGGAACTTGCCCTTGTGTCCGGGAAGAGCATCCTGATGCCCAACGCGACACTGCTCTCCAATTTGGGCGGCAAGCTGACCCTGACAGAAACGGCGAAGATCGAGTGTACGTTGGAGGTGGCAATGCCGGAGGACGGTTCACAGCCTTACGGTGTGTTCGATACGGAATCCATTCCCAGTGAGTGGAAACAGTACAAGCTGCCGGCAGCGGAAGAGGCGACGGCACAAATCCAGACTGGGGAGGGTTAGCGTATGGATGACCGGTTGGAGCAGCTGGTGGAAATGGAATGTGCGGACGCGTTGCTGGACGGTGGCGTGTCCGTTCCTCTTAAAAGGTGGAGCGTCCCCTTTAAGAAGCGTCCCTTGGAACTGCGTGTGATAATGAAGCGTCCCCGGCTTCGGGGCCAGATGCTGCTGGCCAGGGAGTATCTGAAACTGGGTGTGGCACCCGGCTGGAAACCGAAGGACAAGGCGGAGGAAATGGCCTTTGTGGCAAAGTACGGAAAAGGTATCAGCCGGATGTTGGCTTATACGGTATGCCGGGGCTGCGTGGCCCGGCGTGTAGGCATAGGACTGACGGCATGGATACTCCGGGAGCTTGTCGATTGGAGATTCCTGGTGACCGTGTTCCGGACGTTCGAGCGTCTGATAGGCACGAAGGATTTTATGCGTATTATCAGATCGGTGGATCGGGCGAACCCGATGAAGCCGAGACTGAGCCAGGTGGGGAGGGGGAGTTAAGGACCCGTTATGAGGGTTCCCATAGCCCCTTCGGCTTCGTGTGGCAGATTGCATCGGCGACCGGCTGGAGCGTGGATTACATCCTTGACGGGGTGAATTACCAGACGCTGATCATGATGCTGAGTGACGCGCCCCGGTATGTGAGGCGGAAGAAAGGCGGCGGTGAAGGCAGCCGGAGAACGGACCGTAGCGCGGAGGACGAGGCGGACGATATTGTAGGATTTTTTCAAAGCAGACTGGAATGAAACCTGTAGAAGTTGAATTTTTGATGAAGGACGGCCTTACGCCCGGCATGGACAAGGCCGAGCGTGAGGCGCTGGAGCTTCGTAATACCGTCAGGGTGTTGGAGGCGGAACTGGAAAGGCTGCGCCTTGCCGGTGAGACGGCCGCCCCCAATTTGGATCAGAGCGCCAACATCGCCCAGATCCACGCGCTGGAAAAGCAGCTTGAGGATTTACGCGGCAAGTTGAGACAACTTCAGGCGGAATCGGAATCCGTACAGGTCACCCCGCCGGACGTGCCCAATGCACAGCGCCAGTTTAACGGCTTGCACAACAGCATCCAGCAGATTGCCCGTGAGATGCCCTCGTTGGCTATGGGACCGCAGATGTTCTTTCTGGCCATCAGTAACAACTTACCGGTATTCACCGATGAGCTGGCCCGTGCCCGGAAAGAGTACGACGCCCTGATGAAAGCGGGACAGAAAGGCACGCCGGTATGGAAGCAGGTGCTCTCTTCCCTCTTTTCCTGGCAGACGGCACTTACGACCGGCATCATGCTGCTTGTGATGTACGGTGACGAGATCGTGGAGTGGACGAAGGATTTGTTCAGTGCCAAGAAAGGCGTGGACGAATTTAACATTTCGCTGAAAGAGATGACCGAGATCGAGAAGGACGGCCGCGCCCAGATGGTGCGTACCCGCTTTGAGCTGAAATCGGTCATCGATGAGATAAAGAACTTCACCGGCAGCAAGGAGCAGGAAAAGGCGAAGGTGGAGGAACTGAACCGTAAATACGGGGAAAGTTTCGGTTATTATAAAACCCTTTCCGAGTGGTATGATACCCTTATCCAAAAGAGCGAGGACTACGTGCAGGTATTGCTTCACCAGGCCAACGTCCAGAACCTCGTCAGCAAGGCAGCCGAAGCTGACGAAGAAGTAAACAAGATCAAGGCCCAGAAACCGGAAGAGGCTGAAAGTGCTATGGGATTCTTTGGAAAAATAGGGCAGTATTTGATGCAAAGCAATATGGCGGAAGTCGGCCAGGTGTATGACGCGCAGGAGGCTATCCGAAAACATGATCAGGAGGCTTATGATATCCTGCTGAAAAATGCGGAGAACAAGCGTGACGGTTATCTGAGGAAGGCGGAGGAGGAAACGAGGAAAGCCGCCGAAGCCGCCAGGAAAGGAAATATCGGCGGACACTCCGATCCTAAACAGTCCGATAAAAAATCGGAAACGGAAGCCAAGCAGCGTATGGCTACAGAGCGCAGGCTGGCGCAGGAACTTGCCGCATTGCAGGCGGAAAACGCCCAGGAATACATAGACCGGATGAAAGACGGCACTGAAAAGAAACTGGCACAGATCGAATACGACTATAACAGGCGAAAAGAAGAAATAGCCCGTCAGGAGGCTGAATGGAAACGTGAAAACAAGGAAGCCGGTGTTTCCACCGGTGGTAATGGTCTGACTCCCGGCCAGACGGATGCCCTTGCCGGCGCACGCGACTCGAACGATAAGAACCGGAGCGCGGCCATTACGGCCACCTTGGAGGAAGAGATGGAAAAAGAAGCCCGGGCCATGCGTGATTACCTGGCGGAATATGGCAGCTATGAAAAAAAGAAGTGGGCCATTACCGAGGAATACGAGAAACGTATCAGGGAAGCCGCCACGGACGGTGAGAAAGACAGCCTGCGGGGAGAGTTGAAAAAGAAACTGTCTGACCTTGATCTGAAGGAATTGAAGGACGGATTGAATTGGGAAGCCGTATTCGGGGACCTCGACAAGGTATCCTCCGAAAGTCTCCAATTCCTCCGTACCCGCTTGAAGGAATATATCGATACCCAGAAGGACTTGCAGCCGGACAGCCTGAAAGACTTGGTACGTGCCATTGACGCCATCGACAGGAAACTTAGCGAGCGCAATCCCTTTGCGGCATTGGAATCATCCATGTCGCGGGTAAAATCCACGACCTTATCCGTCAAGGAGGCACAAGAAGCCTATAACAAGGCCGTGGAAGAAGGGACTGAAGCCGAGCAGAAGAACGCCCGGTCCGCACTGGATGCCGCCCGAAACGCGAAGCAGAGGGCACTGGCCGAGGCTACGGATGCCCTGCACGGCAGCGTGGGGCAGGTGAAGGAATACGTGGGAGCGGCAGAAGACCTGCTGGGACTGGTGGAACAGTTCGGTATCGATCCGCCGGAATGGATGGGTGAATACCTGGAAGGTTTGGGGCAGACGCTGGACGGCTTGGAAAGCATCGACCTGACCAAACCGATGAGCATTATTACCGGTGGTGTCAAGGCGGTAAGCGGTGCAGTGAAGACATTGTTCAGTCTGGGCGGCACCATCAACTGGAACGGAAGCAACGCGAAAGAGGTGCAGGCCACGATGGACCGGCTGACCAGCCGGAACGAAATGCTTCAGACTTCTATTGAGGACTTGACCGACACTATCAAACAGAGCAAGGGGACCAAATCCGTAGCTGCTTACCGCGATGCTTACCGGATGCAGCAAGAGACGGATTCGAACTACCTTCAGATGGCGATGGCGCAGGCCGGTTACCACGGCAGCCACCGCTCCTGGAATTATTATTGGGATGGTTTTTCCCAGGCACAGATAGACAAGCTGAGCGGACAGATCGGCCGCCAGTGGGACGGCAGTCTGTGGAGCCTGAGTCCGGAGGAAATGAAGGCCCTCAGAAGCAACGTGGACATGTGGACACAGATACAGGACACGGGCAAGGGCGGTTACGGCGGGCGGCTTACCGAGAAACTTGATGACTACATAGACCAGGCCGGAAAGCTGGAGGAACTGACCGACCGGCTGTACGAAGGGCTTACCGGCATTTCGTTCGATGGTATGTACGGCAGCTTTATCGATAACCTGATGGACATGAAGTATGGCGCGAAGGAGGCGGCCGATGATATCTCGGAATATTTCATGCGGGCGATGCTGAGCAACAAGATAGGGGAGATGTACAGCGAGAAGTTGAAGGGCTGGTGGGAACGGTTCGGCAAGGCGATGGAAGACAACGACCTGACGGAAGCGGAACGGAAGGCTTTGGCCGACGAATACTTGCAGTATGTGGAAGAGGCGGTGGATCTGCGCGACAAACTGGCGGCAGCCACCGGTTATGACAAGGCGCAGCAAGGTGGTACGAGCCAGAGCGCGAAAGCGGGCGGCTACACGGCCATGACGTATGACCAGGGTACGAAGCTGGAGGGCATGTTCACCGGCGGGCTGCAGCACTGGAGCAGTATGGACGACCGGCTGGAGAGCGTGTCGGAAAAGATGGACACGGCCGAGGGTCACCTGGCCCGCATCGCTGAGAACACGGGTGTAAGTGCCGGCCACCTGGGCGAGATAAAGGATGAGATAAAGAAAATGATACGTGACGGACTAAAAGTGAAATGACATGGCAGATATATTGGGCGGGCTGGTGCTGGTGAACGGCACGGACATCTGGACGGAATACGGCGTGTTCCTGGTGGAGGACCGGCGCGGTGGCATGGATAACCTCTCGGCGATCCTGACCCCGAGCAAGACGAAGAAGGAGACGGCCGTGGACATACGGGAGGAGGACGGGGAGAAATACAGTGCGGTCCTTACCCCGAGGAACGAGGCGCGTGACGTGACGCTGCACTTTGCCCTGTATAACAAGACAAAGGAGGGATGGCTGCGGAAATACTTCGCGTTCATCAATTTTCTGAAGAAAGGGAAGGACGGGTGGCTCGACATCGCGTTTCCCCAGCTTGATCTGACCCTGCACGTGAAATACACGGACAGTCCGAAGTTCACCCCGCTGACCTATTTGTGGAAGGAAGGGGTCCACGCCGGGAAATTCAAGGTGAAGTTCCGCGAGCCGGTACCGATTATATAACCATTCAAAGACGATTCGAATATGCTTCTAACGATATACGATAAAGCCGGGGCCAAGCGTGCGGATGTGGCTGCAAGTGACAGTTCGACGCAGAGCAAGGAGGTGCAGGGCGACAACGTGCTGGCGCTCTCCTTCACGCATTATGCCCATATCCCCCTTGATGTAGGCGACTTCACGGACTACATGGGCGAGCGGTACTGGCTGACGGAGCGGTACACCCCGAAAGAGAAAAGCGGGAGCGAGTGGGAGTATAACCTGAAGCTGTACGGTATCGAGAGCCTGATCAGGCGTTTTCTTGTGCTGGAAACAACGGACGGCGACACCAATCCCCTGTTTACATTGACGGCCACGCCGCGGGACCATGTGGCGATGGTAGTGAAGGCCATCAACGACGGCATGGGTAACATTACCGACTGGAAAGTCGGGCAGGTGGACGGTACCGATCTTATCGTGATCGACTATGAAGGTATGTACTGCGACCAGGCTTTGAAGGAGATCGCCGGCAAGGTGGGAGGCAAGGCCGAATGGTGGGTCGAGGGGCAGACGGTGAACGTGTGCCGTTGCGAACACGGCGAGGAGATCACGTTGGGATACGGCAAGGGGCTGACCTCCCTGGAGCGGGATACGAGCAATACGGCGAAGTTCTACACGCGCCTTTTTCCGATCGGGAGCAGCCGGAACATCGACGCCGAGAAGTACGGCAGCCCCCGTCTGATGCTCCCCGGAAAAAAGAAGTACGTGGAGGTGGGCGTGGACGAGTACGGTATCTATGACCACTACGAACAGGCCGCCTTCAGCGATATCTATCCCCGGCGGGTGGGCACGGTAAGCAGTGTCCGCAGTGAGGAGGTGACGGATGAAGAGGGCAAGGCCTTTACCGTCTATTACTTCAAGGACGGCGGGATGGATTTCGATCCTAACGATTATGAGTTGGCCGGTGAGACGAAACGCGTCTCCTTCCAAAGCGGTGACCTTTCCGGGCTGGGAGAGGGGGACGACCATTATTTCGAGGTGAATTTCGATAGCGCCACCCGTGAGTTTGAGATCATCACGATCTGGCCTTACGGTGATGATACGCAGCTTCCGGGCGGCAAGCTCGTCCCGAAGGCCGGGGACACCTATGTCCTTTGGAACATCCGGATGCCGGATAAGTATTACCGGCTGGCAGAGGAGGAATTTGCGACTGCGGTGGACGAATACAACAAGGACCACTGGCTGGATATCGCCGCTTACAAGGCTCCGACCGATCATGTGTGGATCGAGCAGCAGGAAGTCGATTTGTTTGTCGGCCGGCGTGTGCGTTTGGAGAGTGCCGAGTATTTCCCAAAGGACGGCTACCGCAGGAGCCGCATTACGAAGATCACCCGTAAGGTAAACCTTCCCGGGGAGATGGACCTGGAGATCAGCGACGCCCTGCAGGTATCGAAATTTGACAGGGTAAACGACAGTATAGGGGAATTGAAAAGCTATACGAAAGCCAAGGCCGAAAGTTCCGGGCTTCCCGATATTATCCGGAGCTTCGATAATACGCTGCCGACCGACAACAACCTTTTCTCGGCAAAAAGAAGCCAAAGGGAATTCCTGAGTAAACGCCATCGGGATACCGCTGCCGAGGTGATCGGTTTTCTGAAAGGGGCTTATTTTGGGGATTACAAAGCCGGTGAATCCGGAGGCAATGTTGACGGCGACGGGAACGCCGAGTTTCTGACGGCTGTTATCCGGGAATTGCTCCGCAGTACCCGTTTCGTGGACGGCATGTTCGGCGAGGGTTGGCAGATATGGATAGATAAAATAACGGGGCTGAGTAATCTCACGATAGACAAGGCGACCATCCGGCAGACGTTGGTGGCTCTGGAGCTGCTCATAGAAACGGTACGCAGCGTAAGGGGGCAGCTGGTTGTCTCCGCCGCCAACGGTAAGATCAAGACCGTGGCCAAGGAGGGCAACAATTACCGCATCTCCTTTGAGCAAGAGAACACGTTCGTGGCGCACGACCTGATGCGCTGTGCCGTTTTTACGGGGGCGGAGATTCGGGGTTACTGGGTGGAAGTGTCGGAAGGCGATGCGGAAGGGATAACGGTACCCCAGAGGGAGTTTGGTGGGACGGAACCGAAGGCGGGCGATGAGTGTGTACTTATGGGTAACACGGAAAACCCGCTCCGGCAGAACCTGATCAGCATAGCAGCTACCGAGGACGGGCAGCCACGTGTTGACATACTGGATGGCGTGATGGCGAAAAACTTCAACGGCTGTTTGCGCTGCCGGGTGGGTAATCTTGACGGTATCAAGGACAGTGCTTTCCCGGCGAATAGCCAACCACACGGGAACGGTCTCTATGGCGACAACGTATATTTGAAAGGTACGTTCGTCCTCATGACCGGCGAGGATATCCTGACGAAATTTGAAATTACGGAGGGTAAGATACAATCAGCCGTGGAGGGTCTGCGCGACGAGGTGAGGGAGGAGCAGAGCTTTTTCGATAACACCACGTTTACCGAGGGGATGAGTAAATGGATAAGCGGGTACAAGGCCGCGTTCCTGACTTTCGGCGGCAAGTGGATTCTTGCCGGTAACAAACTGTTAGCATCGAGCGAGAACGGCAACGTGGAGGTCGTAAAGACCGGCAAGGTTCCTTACGTCAGGATAACGAACAGCTATATCATGCAGAAGAACGGGGATTTCCGCACGATTCCCGATTTCAAGGAGTTGAACGGGGACGGGCTTCGCATTCCGGGCTATGTCTACCTGTCCTTCCATTACAAGGTGATCGAGGCCGGACACCTGCGTATCGAGTTTGTCAATTCCAACAAGAACGGATACGAGAATTTCAACATGTTCGCTTACGACGGTGATTTGCCGGTCGGTGGGGAGAAGGTATTCAACCATTCCGGGCTGTGGAACGGGACCGGTGACTTCAAGCTGTCGTTCACGGGTGTTATCCAAGTGTCCTTGTTGGTGTTCTCGACAGACCGGACGGATGCCCTGGCGTACAAGTATGCCACGTTCTTCGACCAGTCGGAGAAGATGATCCGAATCGCGGCGGCGAATTTCGATAAGGACGGCAATGTGCTGGAGGCATCCTCCATTATCACGACGGCCAAATATAACAGGCTGATTTCTGTCCATTTCGATGAGAATGGAGAATTGCGGAATAAATCAGGATTGGTGACTACCGCCAATTTCTCCAGGCTGTTCGCCGAGGGCGTTACAAGCAATGGCCTTGTAAAGAGCGCGGATTTGAAGGTCTATGTCAAGCGTGATGAGTTCGGCAACCTTGTTTCCGGTGTTACCATCCGGGCTGACCAAATTGAGCTGGAAGGGCTCGTAACAGCAAATAGCAATTTCAAGGTGTTAACGGATGGCAGTATCGAGGCCCGGAACGCCAATATCAGCGGAACTATCAAGGCCGCATCCGGGGACATTGGAGACTTCAAAATCCGGAATGGCCGCCTGGTATGGAAAGGTCTTGATTATTTTGGGAATGACTCGCGAACGCTAAAACTTGGTTATGGCAGTAACAATGATGGCTTGGTCGATGTCGCCTTTGGTGCTTCCACGGAAGGGCGTTTTGGGGTGAAGGCAGTAGGGCGTGCACCGGGTTCTGCCGCTGTTTACGGATCGAGCCAGCCTACGCAGACCTACCCCAGCGGGGATACCGTATGGGCCGGCTGGTTCGACGGCTATACGTTTTCGAACGGGTATTTCTCCAAAAGCTCCAAAGGGAACATCAAAGGAGGAATGAACGGCGCTGTGCGGATAGATGACAGCGACACGTGGTTTGTCTTTGTAAACGGTATTTGTGTCGGTTTTCGTAGCGCGAGGGAATATGACGCGACGGCCGACGAATGATTCATGCAACAACTAAAAAATAGATAAGGATATGAGAGTAGATTTCAACCGCCCGTTCAAGGGCTACGACGGGCGGGAGCTCACGGGTAACAACATCGCTATGTCTGTGGCGGAGGCCCTGTTTAATTACGGGATGGATAAGCCCGTAAGCCGGGAGGAAAAGTTTAAGGCGTATGTCCTTTTTCAGAAAATTGTCCAAAGTGGGGGAGTACTGAATTTGGAGAGTGAGGACGTTACCCTGATCAAGGAGGTGTGTGGGGATAGCCTGACAGCCGGAGGTTATGGCCAGGTGTATGAACTTGTAGAAAGAAAGGAGTAGCGATATGGCATTTACAGAAGAAGAAAAACAAGAAATTCTCGAGGTAGTCAAGGCGGAGTCCAAAAGTGTCGAATCCCTTGAGACGGTCGGCTCGCTGAGCGGTGTCAAATCCCTTCCCGCGCAGAAAGGGGACAAGCTGGTGAGCGTTCCGATCACCTTGCTGAGCAAGCCGGCCGATGACGCGGCGGCAAGGGCCATCGCGGCGGCCGAAAGGGTGGAGGAACTGGCCCCGAAAATGGAAGCGGCCACCCAGGAGACAAAGAAGGCCATTCAGACGGCGGGTGAATCGGCGGCAAAGGCGGAGGCGGCCGCGAAGAAGGCCGAGGATGCGATAGCCCAAGGTTACAAACATAAGGAGATGAGTGAGGAAGCCTTTGAAAGTCTCCCGGAAAAGGACGGTAAAACCATTTACCTGATTTACGAGGAGGAATAGGTATGATAAGCGTTGGAAACAAGGAGGTGACGGCCATCCGCGTAGGTGAACGGGTGGTGGCGGCGGTCTATATAGGAGCCAAGCTGGTTTGGCAGGCGATAAGGAGTTGTTTCGGCGCGGGCTTTTGGCGCGGCGATAAACCCTGGAGCCGAACGGATGGATGGAAACGGATGAAATAACTTTTAAAGAATAGCGATATGGCAAAGAAAGTATATGACGAAGATGGTCTGGACATGAAGAATACCAATTGGGACGGTGACGAATCCACCGGTAACCTTCCTGTCAGCGGTCGTTTGGTGGAGAATTACATCAAACGGATAGATGAGAACACGACCCCAGTGGAAGAGGTGACACCGGGCGAGACCAAGCCGCCCACATCGGGTGCGGTGGCAGGCGCATTGGTCGGGACGGTGACGGACATAGAGGTAGGCGAAAGCCCGGACGGCACCCAGTATGTCATGGGTGTCACCCAAAAGAATGACCAAGGAGGGGAAACCAAAAAAGAAATCCGTTTTTCCAAATACACGGATGATGACAAGGTCGTTGTAAACATCGACCTGACCGACGGTACCGGTTCCGCCCTTCCGGATTCGCAATACCTTGCCCTGGGTACAGGCCTGACGGTGCGATATACGGTTAATGTCGGGACGGTCGGTGGCAGCGAGGTCAGCGGTTATTCGGATTTAAGGGCACGGCTTATCGTAAAACGCGGTTCATCGGTACTTTCCGACTTCAAGGATACGGAATTTACAGGTGTGACTGCCGGACAGGCATACACCTTTGATGTGTCCAAATACTTGGAGGATGCCACCACTTACACGGTCCAGGTCGAGGCCCGCGCCACCTACGGGGGCGAGACGCTGAGTAAAACGGCCACCGCCCGTATGACAATGGTCGCGATGACGATGGAAACCACCTACAACGTAGGTAACGGTGTGGCAGATGGCGGCTACCAAAATGATGTGAATATCCCTTTCACGATAAAAGGAACGACGGGTGAAAAGAATATCTACTGGCGTTTGAACGGCGGTGTGCCGTCCACACTGCAATTGTCTTCCGGTTCGGGTCTGCAATCGAAGAACATCTCCGTCCCGCTTTCTTCTATGCAGGAAGGATTGAACGTGGTCGAGGCCTACGCCATACATGAGAACTCCGGTGTCATGAGCCGTGTGCATTATATTTCCTTGCTGAAGGCGGGCGGTGTGTCGAACTACGTTGGAATGATGTTTGGTCACGTTTCAAACGGTTTTCAAACGGACTGGAAGAAGCCGGCATTGAATGCCGAACAATTCACGGCATGGAGTTTTACTTATGCCGCCTATGATCGTTTAAGCAACACTGCGACCGTCAAGGTGGAGAGTGCGGGTACCAGGCTGAAAGAGGACCGCCTGCTTCGTGGCGAATCGGGTAGCTACGGTAAGACGAATGTCAATACCGAGCTGCAAAACTACACGTTGACTTGTGGAACGGCAGAAGTTACACTGAGCGTGGTAACAACCTCGCACCCGGACATAGAGGCCACATTGTCACCTGATGCGGTCTGTACGTTTGATGCTTTCGGACGTAGCAATACGGAGAATAATGCGGCCTCCTGGGTAAGCGGTGACAAGTATATGGCGTTTAAGGATATGCTTTGGAACGTGAACCAGAACGGTGCGGGTTCCGGCTGGCATAAGGACCGTCTGCTACTGGCGGGCGGCGCGTCCATGACCCTGACCGCCGAAGGTGGCTACCGCCCGTTCAACGACGCGGACAAGCCAGTAGGCTATTCTATCCGCGAGACGGGGATGACGATAGAGATAGAGTACAGTACAGCCAACGTGACGGATACGAAAGCCGAACTGATCACCTGCCTGGGCAGACTCTCGAACGGTAACCGTTACGGCCTCGTGGTGACACCGGAGGAGGCCAAGTTTTTGACGGGCGTGGTGACGGAGGCGGTAGACGCCGGTGAGGCGATCCGTTATGAAGACTCTGTGGGAACGAAGTTTGAGCCGGGCACCAATATCAAGATCTCCTATGTTTTCTATCCTGATGTGGAGACCAACGAGCAGCGCGGGCTGATCGGCTTCTTCGTGAACGGAGAGGAGAGCGCCGCGTCCAAATGGTTGGACAAGGTCAGTTTCGACATAACGGAACAGTTGCGTTTCTGCTCTGACGGCGCGGACCTCTATATCAAGAGCATCCGTGTCTACGATAAGGCCCTGACCTCGGACGAGGTATTAAACAACTACATAGTGGACCGTGGGCACCTTGATGATACGGAGGACGGACAGGGTGTACGCTCGCTTGACGAGGAGAACCGAGTCTTGAACGAGGGTGACAGTGTGAGCATGGACAAGCTCATGGGGATGATGGCGAAGCGGAGAAACTCCATACTTGTGCTCATAGGGACGGGTTCGGTAGGCAGCGAGGTCCCGAGTGAGAGCGATACGCTTAATGTAATGGACGCCCTGGCACAACTCAACGACAAGAAGGCAAACAAGCTGGTGAGGGAAATCCGTTTTTACAACGGTGAGAACCGGAACCTTGATTTTATCCTGAAAAACGCCTATGTGCGCATACAAGGCACGTCCTCGGTGAACTACGCGAGAAAGAATCTCCGTTTTTATTTTCAGAAAACAGCGAGCGGTTGGACCGTGACCCTGAGCTATGGCGAGATCGACGGTAACGGCAACCAAAGTGCCCCGGTCATAACTGAAGGCAAGAAGAACCTGTTCAGGCTGCGTGAGAACTCCGTTGGCGCTAAGCTCGCCTGTCCCAAGTGCGACTTTTCCGATTCTTCCATGACCACCAACACGGGAGGCGCCAAGTTCATTCACGACGGTTTGATGGAGATGGGTCTGCTGACTCCCGCCCAACGTTATGCCGCCGACCACCCGGATACCTGTCCCGAGGATATCCGGTCTGCCGTGGATGGTATGCCCTGCGACCTGTTCGTTGCGAAATCCGCTGATGACGACCTTGTTTATTACGGTCAGTATAACATGAACAACGAGAAGAGCGACAGCTATCCCATTTTCGGCCAGGACAAGGCGATAGGCGGTGAGATCTGGGGAGAGGGCGATACGTTGGACTACCTGGAAGCGGGTGAAAGCGGAGAAAAGGAGTATCTTCCGGTCTGTATCGAGACGCTGAACAATTCGAACGACCTATGCCTGTTCCACTGGCTTCCGTCCACGGATCCGGGCCATGCGGACTTTATGGACGCCAACTTTGATGGCGGTTTCGAGTTCAACCACCCTAAAGACACCTTCTGGTCGGATGGCGGCGGTGACGAGGCGGAGGAACCCAACCTGAAGGACCACCTCGGTACGGGAGACAAGTATGACAAGATGTACAAGGCCCTTGACCGCATGATGGGTTTCGTTTATCGTTGCGTAAAGGAAACCCCGGCAGGCAAGAACCTGTCCTATAACAAGGAATCGCATACGTTTGACGGTGTGGACTACGAGGATGACGGCGATAGGTTCCCGTCCGCCAAATGGCAGAGCGCGACTTTCAGGAAGGAGGCCGCCCAATATTTCAATGTCCCTTACCTGATCGCCTATTACCTGTACGTTGATTTTAACCTGGGTGTGGACCAGTTGGCCAAGAACATGCTGCTGCGCACGTGGGACGGTGTGATATGGTATGTTACCTATTACGACGGAGACTGCCAGTTGGGCTCGGATAACAAGTCATTCCTGACGGGAAAGTACGATGACGACCGCCAGACGAAACGTGACGGAGCCTACGTGATGCAGGGTCATAACTCATGGCTATGGAACCTGATACTCGCCAACTTCCCCGACCTGATGACAGAGATAATGGTGAGCGGTCATAATGGCGGTACTTCGTTCATGAGCGCGTTCGGAATCCAGAAAGCCATCGATCATTTCGATACCGATCAAATGGAGAGATGGTGTTCGCGCCTGTATAACAAAAGCGGCATATTCAAGTATGTTTACCCGTTCCTGCACGAGATGCCCGTTGGCGCCGACGGAGCCAAACAGACTTATCCTCAAATTTACGGTCTGAAAGGTTCGCTCAAGGCGCACCGTGGATATTTTATCAGAAGACGCTATGACTTGAAACAGGTGGAGTATGGCTATGTGTCCACGCTTGGTGCGCAGTTTTATCAGTCTACTGCGTCGTTGGATGCGGGCTATACGTTGAAGCCGTTACAGTTTGCGTTGACCATCCCGTACCGTGTGCAGCTGTCCACGTCCAACGGTGTACAGGCCGACAGCGGTGTCGTGGAATCGGATATATTGCATACACTTTCCTTGCGTGGCCGGTTTGGAGAGAATGACCCGTTGAAGATCATCGGTGCGGCGAAAGTCAAGAAACTGGTCTGGCATGAGGACGCTTTCGCCATCGGTTTCAATTTCGGCCTGTTCACCTCACTTGTCAGATTGGACATGAGCGTGGAAACGGCGAGTGGTTACCGTAATGGTTCATTCATGACTTCTACAAGCGCACTGACCCTGCTGGAGGAGTTAAATATGAAGAACAACCTATTGGCCCGTAACGGAGACAATGGTAGTGCCGCCACGCTTGATTTAAGCTGGCAAGCACGTTTGAAGAAACTGAACCTGCAAGGCACCGGTGTTACCCGTTTGAAGTTGGCCACGGGTGCTCCGCTTGTAGAGTTGGAACTTCCCAGCACATTGGAAGAATTGTTTTTGGAACATCTTCCGAAGCTCACGGAAGACGGCTTCAGTATGGAAAGCATGGCGAACGTTACCGGCTACCGTTTTGCGAACTGCCCCGGCATCGACGGCTTTGCCTTGTTGGAGCGGCTGCACGCGGCCAAGGAGTCCGGAGCCGGTAAGCTGGAACGTTTTGTTATTGAGATAGACATGGAGGATAACGGTGCGCTACTTGAGAAATATTACGACTACGGCACTTATACGTCAGGCGGAGCGATAGACAACCGTCATTCCGGATTGCGCGGAAAACTCCGTTTGACAAAGTACATGGAAGACGAAGAAGCGGACAGATACAGGGAGCGGTACCCAGAACTGGAGATCGTACAACCGGCCTACAGCATCATCGAGTCGGACGAAAGCGCTCCGGACGATGCCAACATTTCCAACCC